ATCCAAGATAAATACCAGCTACGTTACTTGCACCAGAGTTTTGACCCATTCTTCCATTTTCACCTGTAGGAGTGAAATCACCAGTACCAGCAATACCACCAGCACCGCCTGCGCCTGGATTTGTTCCATCACAACCCGATCCTCCAGTACCACCTTTTCCGATACAAATCGTACCGACACTAACATCATTACCATTATTGCCAGCATTGTTACCTGCTGAACCTCCTGTACCAGCAGCACCGACTGTAACCGTTTGAGAACCGCCAATCGTAGCGGCAGCTACAGTTTTCCTTGCATAAGAACCAGCGCCACCACCACCTGCTTGAGCTGAGTTCGTACTTGTTGATCCTGCTGTTCCCCCTCCACCTGCCCCCGACCCGAGGCACTCAATTGTACAATATTTCATCCCACTGGTTGGACTATAGGTACCAGATGAAGTAAAAGTTTGTACAATAACTTGAGTTATAGCGCTTGCTGGAATGCCAGTAGCCGCTATTGTAATAGAACCCGCAGCGTTGGTAATAGATATACCAGTACCAGCCGTTAACGTTGCAGCCGTAGGTGTTGCACCAGTACTACCTATAATTAACTGACCATTGGTCATTGTTCCAGACCAAGCCGGTACACCCGTAGAACTTGTGACTAAGACAGCACTGTTTGCAGTAGCGAGTCCAGTGACGGTATTAGCACCGTTAGAATAAAGAAGATTGCTAGCACTATAAATATCAGCAAAAGTAGAAGTTGTATATGCATTAGTCGTGCCATCCGAACGAATGATTTTACCGGCTGTGCCGACTGTATTAGGCCAGAGTGAAGTCGATGCTACAAAATTTGTCCCGTTAGCATAAATAAAACTACCTGTTGAGGTAGCAACCGTTGGAAATGTAGGAGTTGAAGCGACCCAATTTGTTCCATCCGATTGAATGATTTTGCCGCTTGTAGCGCTTGCATTTGGGAATGTTGGCGTACTTAAAACGTAATTCGTTCCATCACTCAGTAATACCTTATTGGCAGTAGCGCCGGCGCTTGATGGAATGGTTGAAGTAGACCAAGTAGGTGCGGCTGAAGAGCCAGAAAGTAGCATTTTACTCGCGGTCGCGGTACCTGAGAGAATTGCACCAGCACTTCCTGTTGAATAGAAAATACCACCGTTTGAGGCTGTTAAACTTGCGCCCGTACCACCCTGTGCCAATGTGACAGGAAATATAATGTTTCCGAATTGGCTATAACTAAATGCCGTCGTATCGACCGTGACAATTGTAGCTGCGTTATACCAAGCTGTACCGGCTAATGTTGAGCCATTTTGAACAAGTATTAAACCCGTATTATTAATTTCTGTGGCTGTATCGTAATCTGTAGCTCTGGTGAGTACCCAATTTGTAATTATTGAACCCACATTTGTGACGGTATAAATACCCTCATTGGCTGATGTCATACCTGTAGCAGTGTTCTTAATCAGAACATTTGATCCGGCTGGCGGATTAACACCATCTAAAGCAAAGGTTGCTTGCGCACCCGCATTTGTAAGTGTGGCACCAACACCTGCACCGGATTGTGTAACTGTACCTAAACTGGCTGCGGAGGCCGCATAAACGCTTGTGCCATTGAGCGAAGTTTGATCAACGTACTGTTTATTTGCAGCGTCTAAATTTGATACAGGATCTAACACATTGTTTATTAAGTGAGAATTCATATTTAAAGCTTGAGACTGCGCGCCCAAAGCTGTGATATTCGTTTGTACTGCACTTGGCAAAGTCGAGCTTATGCTAGGAACACCACCGGCACTCGTAATTAGCACGCCATTATTGCCAGTCGTAATACCACCGACCACATTTGCAGACGATGAATATAATATTTGATTAATATTTGTACTAGCTGGCCATGTTGCCGTAGACCAGGCAGGTGCCCCACTAGCGCCGGATTGCAGCATTTGTCTTGCTGTTGCAGTACCCGCAAGAATAGCGCCAGCCGTTGCTGTCGAGTAAAAAATACCGCCATTGCTCGCTGTTAAATTAGCATTAGTACCGCCGCGAGCTAAACTAAGTTGACCTGTCCATCCTAACGTCATCGATACTGCATGTAATAAGGCTGTCGCAGGTGTCCCGCCAAGCGTCAGGGTCACGTTAGTATCGTCAACTTCAGTAAGAGCCGCACCGCCTGTGATAGCGTCAACGTAAGATTTTGGCACAACGTCAGAGCTGTTACTGGGCACCGGCACGTTGGTAATCGTGTTACCAGCCATGTTGATATCACCGGCCATGGTTCCACCGGTTAAAGGTAGAAACTGACCGATAATATTCGTCACGGTAAACCGAGTATTTAAACCATTACGCAAACCCACCACTTCATCGTTCGTTTGTATATCACCACCATCTACAAACGTTCCGAACGTTGCATTCGATGCAGGCATAAAAAATCCTTTTATTAAAAAATATCCTTAACTTGGCATTGCGTAAAATGCGACACTCACACTAGGAGTCGTTGCAGTTTTACTGAAAAAATTCAATACATCACCCACATTCACGAGATACGCTTTCATCTCTGCATTCGTTACAAGTTCGGATGTATCTTTAGCAAATGTGGCACCTGCTGGAACTGCTGCGGTTTTGTTAACTGCGACCCAAACGTCCCCTGTCGTTCTAATGACAGCCATCACTTTATTAGCAGTCGATGAAGTAGCATAGGAAGTTAGAGCACCCATGATGCCGCCGCCTGGCACAGTCAAAGTTGTATTAGTGGCTGCTGTTAACGTCGCATTATAGATTTGATCGGAATATTGTTGTCCAAAATCAGTTGAACCTTTTATTTCCTGAATCGTCCTAAATTGAACTGTCATTGTTAAATTCCTTTTAATTAAACACCTAATAAAGCTTGTGCTGTATATTGAAAAAATATGCTACATGATAAATTTACGCCTGCACCCAATGCGGCCACTATGGCGCCTGGGGCTGGAACAGTTGGAACATAGGTAATCGATCTTGTTCCTGTTTGATAAGCATTCCAAAAACTCGCAATGATAGTATCAGATACTCCTTCTAATACGCCCGCACGATATATTTGTGCTAAAACATTATTCACTGTGCCATCAATGGCATAGAATGTCACCGTTGGAACTGCACGTTTTACAGTTTTATATTCAAATTCCCACGGTGCTGCATAACCTACACCCGCACCTTGATCTACAGTCATGGGTCGTGCTAGTGAACTGAAAACAGAATTGGTAGCTGGCAGTACTGAAGGTTCATAAGACTTTTCAAAATAAAACTGGCATTTACGCAATGCTTCATCGGCGGTTTCCGGTGCCGCTTTAACTGCAAAATCACTATGACAGAGTGAAACTTCATCAAATAACAATTGATCCGGTGTTCCGGTTGAATCAAGATTATTCATCATGACAAACATAATGCCTAATGTCATGGTGGATGCACTTGAAGCGGGCAACACAAATCCATTGAATGCAAAATTCTGCGCAGTAGAAGTAAGCGTATAAGTTGGATCATTAACAGAAGTTATATAAGTCCAACCTGCTAAACCAGGAATGCTATTATCTATATTCGTCCAGGAAGAAATCGGAACGGCTTGAGCTGTTGCAGCAGGCAAAGTAGTTCGATACATCAAGCGCACTTTAAATTGTGGCGTAGTCGTGTGACCCGCGCCCAAAACTACTGATCCCCTTAACATGACTGATAAGGTACGACCCCAATAGGGTGCGACAGTTGAAGGATCGATGTATTGAATAAGGGCAAATTTGTTGTTTGCTGTCACTGCACGCACATTAAAAGCTAAGTTTTGCGCGGGTGTGCCTTGAGCTACAGAAACATTGTTTCCTGTCGCACTATCTACATAGGCTTGTTGCACTACAATAGTTTGATCAGCCGTATATTGATTAGCTGCGACATTACTGTTTGCAGTAGATCTAAACTGCCATGGATTTTGCCCAAATACCCATCCGGTAAGCAGGTTTGATTTTGGCTGATGAACCGCCGCATCTTCATAATAATGAAAGAGATGGTCTTTTTGTCTGTCGGCAGATTGTTCATTGAAAGGAATATTTTCACTGAACGAGACACCTGCAATCTGTAAACTTGTGATAGCCAAGTTACGTGATGTAGGAATGATCAATTGGATATCGACATAACCGGTACTCGCCGCCGTATTACCTTGTTGTGGGGTTTGAGCGTTTCCAGAATAGGTGTGGTAAGAACCATCGGTTGATACATTGGTGCTAGGAATAAGCGTAGTTGATGTACCGGTTGAAGGTGCATAAACCAAGCTCAAAGCAGAACTTCCACCACCTAAAACAGCAATCGTAAATGTCGCACTGACAAATTGCCCACGATTCAAACTTGGGGAATTATTAAGCCTTTGTCTTAAGGTGACACTTGAACCCAAACCTGAATCGGCAGATATGCGCATTGCATAGGGCGGATTGGTTGGAGTGTTTGCTGCCGTTGGTTCTAGCCTTTCAAGTGTTACTGTGCCGTTACCTGATGTGATTAAATCCCATCCTGGCGCAATAGATGTAACCGTATTCGTTCCTGTTAACGTCAGGGTTGTGATGCCTGGTGGGATATTCACTTCAACGAATTGAGGATTCGATAATTCATTTTCGGTGCTTGTCAATTCAGAAGGTGGAATATCCGATTGAGGAATGTATGGCACAGCTTGGCGGGTAAATTGAGGCACGCCACCTTCGCTCACGACCGTAACATAATAACGATCTTCATCCCCTGCATCGTCATAAGGATAAGCGTAAGGCACAAAAGGATTGCCATTAATATCAACAAAGGTTCCTGAAATTCCTAATGTAAATACCGCACCGACATCGGTAAAGGTATAGAAAGGATAGGTACCGGAAATTTGAAAAATCTCTTTGGGTGTTGCACGTTGCGCATCTCTAAAGAAGCTAACGACACCACCGGATAAGGGTAAACCCGTATCTTTATCAAGAATGACTTCTTCAAGATTCCATAATGGTATAAATAATGGGCTAATAGGCATTGTAACTATCCTTGTTTATTTTTTAAATACTCAGCAATAAGCCTAGGCAGATCGGGGTGAGTCATCAAATCAACCGCCGCTACATCGTGAGCTTGTCCATATAATTCATCGAGCATCATTTTTTCAGCATCGAGTTTGTTTCGAGCTTCCGACATGCTTGTTCTTTTCAAAGCTGCCGATGATTTCAATGACAATTTATTAGGGATTAAATCTTCAAATAATAAATGCATGTCCTTTAAATTTTGTTGAGCTTTAGGAAAAGGTTCAAGTCTTTGCATTAATCTATTGAAGTTTTCCTTGCTCTTAATGTATTTAAAAAACTCATTACCTGTCATCTTTCGCTTATCAAAGAACCTTTCAATGTCTTTGCGTATGAAATTTCTCTCAGATATTTTTCTGGCATTTTCATATTCAGGAACAATCTTATCCATTTCATCCACCATTTGATTACGCGTTTTGGTGACTGATGCAAGCTTGAATTGCTTTGTGCCTTTTCCTGGTTTCATGTGTCCCTTTTCAATATCTGCTAGAACACGCTTTACATGATCCCAATATTCAAAACTATCCTTAGCAACGCTGCCGAGTTCCTGTTTATATTCGGGTTCCGTTTCAAGTTCATGAACTGCTTTTTTTACATTTTCATTCTTCAACCATTTCTCAACAAATTCAGGAGGAACAGAATTTTGCATCGTAGCATCATAGGCTGCTTGTTTTTCAGGCGCTAACTTATCACTGTTGTAAATGTTATCTAGTAACGTATTGATAGCGGTTTCTTCACTCGCAAATCGTTCACCACCTTTTTCTTGAAGAAGTTTTGAACCTGCGGAGGTTCGACCAATAGTTCCCTGCTTAGCTGCTTCAAAAGGCGATAACAATAATTCAGCTGGTGTTAAATAGCTTAATCCTAAACGTCTAGCTGCATTTCCACGCTCTTCAATCTTTGGCAAATCTTCTTCCGTAATATGTTCAAACAATTTTTGTTGCGCGAGTGTTTCAGGCTTAATATCAGCGTAACGCAAACGGTAAGCAGGTCTAATAAGCTTTTCAGAATAAGGAATATATGAAGCGGGTTTTGATTCCGCTACTTTTTCCAAAACATCGGCCATAGCTTTTTTAGCTTTGCCGCCTAAAGCAGAAGTTAACGCACCGGTGAAATCGCCTATGCTGTTCATGCCATAACCAACGGCATTTGGCAGACCTTCTGCCATATTAGCTTTCAATTCAGGAATAGCTTGTACCATATCTTTAACGGCATTGGGTGCTTTCCTGAATGGAATACGTCCGGCACTTTCACCTAGCATCGATAGTAATGCGCCATGTAAAGGATCACCACCACGACCACCAGCTTCAGCACCTATCGTGCCAGCACGTGATAGCATATTAGGAAGATTCTTTAATAGACCTCCTCCAAACATTAAGCCACCTGCATTTCTTACAGAGGCTTCTTCTTCATTTTGAGGTGCTAACCCATGTTGTTTTTCAAAATCCATGAGTCCTTCAAATAAGGTTGGATCATTAACGCCTTGGCCTTGAAACCTCCCACTTTCCATTGCGTCACCCATGCCAGGGAATTTGTCTGCCAAATAGCGCATAAGCTTTTGAGGTGAACTTAATAAAGCTGCGCCCGATTCAACACCGCCAGCACCTAAATTTGCTAATGTCGAGACAGGATTATTCGTAGTCGCATAATGGCCTACTTTATTGATGCCGCCTGGAATAGATTTCAGCAAATCAATTAATGCTGAAGGTGAAGATGCTAATGAGCTTTCAATGTCCGATTGAATGCCTCCAAAACCTTCAGATGGCTTTTCTTCAACGAATTGAGAACGAGGCACAGTTTTAACTTCACCTGTCCTCTTATTCCTTATGGTAATCATGTCTCTATCTTTCATTGGTCTGTTCCCATTCATCCGATGAATAAGATTGGTTCGATCCATTTGAAGCATTTATCTCTGCGTTACCAAACTTACTTAATCCTTTATCAATCATTTTTATGTTTTGGGCGCGTTCTTTAATTTTAGCTTGTTTCAATTCTTTTAGACGTTTGAGGTAATTTTTATCACTTTCACCTTTTCCACGTTCTAATATATGTTTGACAGTTTGAATGCTTTGGTCAGTCACATTTAATCCGGTCGCAGTCAAATATTTGTCGGCTGCTTCATTCATAATACCTTCATAATTGGCACCGGCATTCGTTGGATGCCACCAAAAATAAGGCAATTCGGATTCATTGACTACACCACCAGCGCTCTTTTTAGGAGTAGCCATATCGATCAATTTATCAATATAGGGTATAACTGCATCGGTACCACGTACTTGCATTACGGCTTTATTTAAGACCGGCTTAGTCAATGGGATTTCGCCACTTTCTTCTTGCTGCATTGGCATAATGGTTTTAACAGTAATACGTTGACTTGGCCATGTAGTCTCAATACGAGTAGCACCCGTTGCCTTGTCATAGATTTTTTTGACTTCTTTTTTACCAAATCGCTTTTCAATCGCAGGACGAGCATATGGGTTTGAATCCCATAATTGATCTATTCCATAGAGTGAAGTGTTTCCTGGTTCTAATTCCTGAAAACGTTGATTCGGTTTAGTTTGAAGCGGCTGCATCCCTTCTGGATGTTCATTCATCAAGGGCGATTGTGTAGGTACTGGCTGATTTTTCATCATTGGATTTTTCATGATGTCGGCTATGGCCTGACTCAATTCAGGTTTAAACATCCCTTGAGGATTAACAATGCCTTGATTCATGCCATTAGCAGAATTAGCAACATTAGCATCTTCAGTCGGCGCTTCTTGCATACTAGAGACGCCACCATAACCACCGCCTCCCTGCATCCCACCACCTTGACCGCCTTGTTGTTGACGCAATGCTTGTTTAATCGCATTATCAACGGATGCTTGTTCAGCAATTTGCTTTTTCAATTGCTGAATCTGTAAAGCGGCTTGTTGAATACCGAGATTTGAGCTTTGATTGCCTAACTTTGCACCTTGCAATGCAACTTCAGCATTAGGACGCGCAAACTCTGATTGAATTTGTTTCATGAGATAATCAAGGGGCGCACCCTTCGCGGCGTATTCATTGATAATATCGCGCCTTGGCAAATCCTTGCCCGAATAGTAATTTTCAAAGATATCACTTAAACCTGAATAGTCAGGCTTAACTAATTGAGCCGCCAGAAAATTAGGGAATTGTACAGCCATGTATCACCCCTTAACCAAATATGTTTCGACCGATTGCGGAACCCGCCATAGCACCAGGCGCACCGCCCATCATTGCACCACCGCCAGTCGCTAGAGCTTTCATAAGGGCACTCATAAGAGCATTATTATTCATGTTCTTTTGTTGCGCACCTTGATAAGCTAGACCGGCTTTAGACCCCATCGCACCGGCTATCATATCAGCTAAACTACCTGACGCTTGAAAGCCTTTGTCATAAAATCCTTCTTCACCGCCGAGGCCACGATTGTATATACCTAATGCATTTTGTAGGTATGATTGCATGTCATCCGACATAATTTGATTGGCCATTTCACCGTATTCACGCTGATGTTCCGGTGTTCCAGCAATACCACCTGCGGCTGCCGTAGCACCTATGCCTTTGCCAAGCTGATCACGCTTGTAAGTCGCACCGGCCGAAGTCTGGTATCCCTTCATGATCTCATCCATAAACTTAGATGGATCAAGTAAACGGCCATATTGATCACGCATAATATTGCCAGCTTCACGCCCTTGATTGATGAAAGGATTGTAATATTTTTCACCGATCCCTGGTATTTTATCAAGATACTTATTCGCGCCTTTAGTGGGGTCTTGTCCTCCACCGAGCCAGTCCAGAGGCATTTTGGCAACTTTTCCAATCGAATCGAATATTCCCATAAAATCATCCTTGTTATTTACGGATACGCTGCCGTCGTGACCTTACGCAAAGCGCCGCTAATTTTAACTACAAATTCATTGTTATCGGTTTCATACCACATGGTACCATCGGGCATCTTTGGCGAAATTGTAGCAAGATTCGCAGCCGTAATTTGTGGCAATGTCCATCCATTATCTGATAATCCATTTTGCAATGCTTGATTCAATTCATCCATAAAAAGCTGCATTGGATCGGTTAAATATCCTTCTTTATTGACGAATTGTATATAAATAAAAGTAGGTATATTCATGTTATTGCCCGACTTCCATCATACCATTTTTAATCACTTTGCGACCAGATGACCAGATGCGTAATTCATAAGTAATCTGTTGCGCATAACCCAAATTAATAAAGCGTGGTTGATTTTGGAATTGTCCAGTCGCTTTAAGTGTATATGAAACGGTGTTACTAAATGTAAGACCGCCATTTTTAGAAATGGTTAAATCAACACGTGGCTTATTCGTATAACAATAACCACCTTCAACTAAAATCGGCAATCCATCTTCTGTATAAATGGGCACATGTGTATCTTCAGTTAAGATGTAACCAAAGCAAACCTGGCTATCATAAGCTTGTAGAGTCGTGCCACTTTCAATAATAAATGTGAATAAATTCACTTTAAATTTTTCAGGGCGTTGCAATCGATAAGTGTTAGTGACTCGAACACAAGGAATCTGATAAGTCTTATTTACCATGCTTCCATCTTGATTGACCGTCAAATCATATTCAGTGAAATCACTACTTATTTGATAGATTTGACCATCTTTATAACTCAAAAAATAACTATTATTTTTGAAGTACACAATCTTTCGAGGTGGAAACGCTGAAAAATCCCAATCGGTTAAATCGTAGAATTTCTGTTTAGTGAAATCATACATGATTGAGAAATTATCTTTTGGATCGATAAAACTTAAGACATAAAATAAATGTCCTCCTTGTCTATACAAGAAAGCTGTAGACGCTGAAGGAACCTTCACCGTCTCCAGTAAGTAATCGAATCCATCCGTGGAAATTCGTGAGGCTCCGCCCCCCGTCATGACCATTAAAGCCGGTGAGGAGTTTTCATTCACACCTAACCAGCATACGACTTCATCATTCGCGGCAATCGTTGATACTGAAATTGCACCATAATCGATATTGATAGAGGATTGTCGTTGATAAATCTGTAAACCGCCTACATTAGTCCATAATTCGGCAACGGTTGAACCGAATACGATAATATTGTTGCCCTTACCAGGTATACGAAGTACGGCCTTTGCAAAGTCAGGCTTAGTTTGCAACGTAAGCGTTTGCACCCATTTTAAAGAATAAGCTGTACTTGCTGTATTTTGTTCATAGATAACCCACTGTGAGCCTGCATTAGTTGTGAGCGCATTGCCAAATATGAAGTAAGTATTTTGATAGGTCACATAATTGGGCTGAAAATCTGAACCATGTGAATCATATACTGCGGGGCCGATAGTTGTGGCCGCTAATTCGTAATTATAAATATAGGCTGTTTGACCATCTACAAAGCAAATTTGTGATGATAAGTTTTCATCAAAGAATACTTCACCGGTATCTGTTCCGATGGTGCCCAGTTGTGTCGGGATTTCATTGAAAGAGTTAATGCGAAAGACCACAGCACCGACTACAACTAGAACAAAGTCACCTCTGACAGAATGATAAAAGCCTCTTCCTTCATGGATCGTATCAAATAGAGCCATGATAGCCGAATAGCCAGAAAAGTTAGCTAACCATTCTTCCTCACCATCACCTGACGATGTAATGAACAAATTATAAGTACGTTCGACAGAAATAGTAGGATAACGACCGAAAACCGAGCTTCCGACAATACGAACGGGTATTTCTTGTGAGGCTGAGGTGATACCCATTTATGAATTATCCTGTATTAAACTGGCACCCATCCGCCAGATAAATTCACAATCGCATAATTAATTGCAGTGCCATTGTTCAATGTGCTGAATTTTTGTTGTCTCAAATCCATTACATTTGTACTTTTATTTATCCATTGATAGTATTTCTTCAATTGCATTTGGATATCTTGCGGCACCATAAATGAATTGAATTGACATAATCTTTCAGCTAATAAATACATCAAAAAATTGATGTAAAATTGATCTAACGTCAATGATAGATCTTGAAATTCAGTAACCGATGTGAGTCGGAAAGTGCCCCACATTTCTAAGGGGTAATTGATGTCCGGTACAAAGTAGAGATAAAGCGTACCACCGCCTAAATTACGCTCAAAATGCCATGTGAAAGGCAAGCTTTGAATATTCACCACTCGAAAAGAGCCAAAGAATTCCTGTCTTTGCTGGTTCGTGGTTTGATATCGAACGCTATTAATATAGAACACAAACACATCTAAATTAATCATGTTCGGGATAATATAGGTAGAGACGCCAGGGGATGCCGTTGTGGTGAAACGACTTGTATACGGTATCGTTCCATTATCAATTGTGCGATCCGCTAACAATTCATTTAACAGGCGAAGGCCATCACTCATTTGTGAGCCTGTGGGTGTTTCAAATTCACGGCTTACTATACTTGATAGATAGTAAGCCTCAGAAATTGCAGCACTGGTCAAAAAAGCCATGGCCTTTTTCCTTTAATTAAATACTAAGCATGTAACCTGCGACATTGATTGCCACAGTACCGGCAGATACTTTGTAGTTAATTTTTGGTGCGCCTGTTCCTAGCTGCGCATTCACATAATCCCTTGTGAGGCTATGTGCTGTAGCACCTGCTACACCTGCAATGTATTTAACGGTGTCACCAACAGCGTTAAAACCTTGCAATGCCAACGTGTCGGCTGCGGCATTAGCTGTCCAGTTAGTTTCAACTAAGACAGGTAATTGATCGATAGCTGGTACTAAGCCAGTCAAATCGACAGGTGCATAGGTTGCTGACGCACCTGCGGTAACTGCTGATGCGAGTGGGACATCATATGTCCAATAACGCCAGTTAGCAGAACCGTACCAATAACCTACGAGGAAGTGCGTAGAACCGTCTGTTCGTGCATAACCGATAAGACGATACATGTCATAGCCGACAGGTAAAGTAGGTGCTGAAGAGGATGCTAAAGACATGACAGCACCGGAAGGATTATTAGCGCTTGAATCCCCTACTGCATAAATTGCATATAGAGTTGAAGCCGCAAATGTTCCCGTATCAAGTGCATTAAGGCCATGAGTTGCAGCATTGATTGTGACACTGGAACTCAGGATGATGTCATTTTCATCGGTTGAATTACGTGCCCGACCGGATGCCATCGTTAAAGTTGTGGTGCTGGCTACTGCTAGTTCTAACCCACTTACGGTGAGGTAAGGGGCGTTTACTACTGGTAAATTGACGCTCATATTAATCGCTCCTTAAAAAATTACAGTGGGAAAATCACAGCCATTGCGTTATCAGATACCTGTGTTTTACCCCAGATCACATCGTGCACTGTACCGTAGAGGTTTTGGCCGAATTGCGCACCGGTGTACATGCGTAAGCTGCAACCTGTTTCCATATCGGTTTCAACAGCACTCATGAACGGATCGGTATCGGGTAAAGGTGGGATCGCAGCGTAGAATTGGTTACCGCTTTGGATCATACCCACTCTGTGAGAAGGTAAAACCTTAACTTGCATACCAGCAACAATTTGTTGAGTTATGTTTTGGTTTTTTCCCGTGGTAGCTTGCAATACTGGATCGATAGATACAGTTACTTGTGAACCGCCGGTACTTGCTGCGTCTGCGGTTGCTTTGAATTGCACTGGGCAAGCAGATGGTTTGTGACCGACGAAAGTACGGAATCTAATGTTCGGTTGACCCGATACGTTATCCTGGAATTGGAAACGATCGTAGAGTTTAACCGAGTTCGCATCGTTAGCTGCATTAGTTCCACTGAATGTGATAGCAATGACGCCACCATCGGAATTTAATGTCGTGCTGACGACAGTAAGTGTACTACCTTGCTGACCTTCAGTACCGGAAGTATGTTCTGGTAAAAGGTTAGAGGTGTACCATTCGCACTTACTAAATGCGCCGAGTTCCCATGAGTTACGTAACTCTTCATTACCTTGCGGTACGAATTGATTTAACCCGCTACCAACAATGTCAGGAATCACAATATCGGATAAATAACCCTTAGTCATGTCCTTAGCCGCCCCGAAATTCCTGAAGAAGGCCAGTGCACTTGCTAATTGATTGAACGAATTAATTGGACTGACTCCATTACCATAGAAACGGTATGGTGAAGATTCGCAAATTCCAGCGATATCAGATTCAACGACAGCACCCAATTCTTCAATGGATGCGCGACCGAATCGTTCCATATATTCTTCTAAATTGAATATTAACTGTTGCGCAGATACATCGATACCGACGTTCTTTGCTTTATCAACAGTAAGCGTTTGAACTCTTTGTTCGACGCCTTGAAAGTTTACGACTAAACCATCGGCAGCAATAAAGCGTGGTGGCTTGTCGAATGTAATTGTGTCGCCTAAGTTCATGTATGTTCAATTAGGTTCGTTATTCCTAACCCTGCTTTCGCAGCTAGTAGTCACCTACTAGATCAGACTATATCTTCACCCTTTCGGGGCTGGGCGCTTCCACTCACTTGAGTGTACGAGCTTTCGCTCTAGTCGTTGCACCTTGCTCTTTCGAGCCTTGGCTCATGATTATCTCTTTCGAGACTTTCCATGAGTTCACCCAGTTACAACCGTCAATTTCTCAACGGCGAGCCTAACAATTAAGCTGGATTCGATTTTTGAAAATCGCGATACTTCTTGTTCGCGGTATGAATAAAACAGTTGTTGTTTTGTAAGAACGCCAAGTCCGCTTTGTTGTAGGTTTGGACGTTCTGCAAAATGTTATTTGGCAATGGCATGTCATTCTCTCCATGTAATTAAACATAGAGCAAGATGTTATGGCATTAGTGAATAGCACTAACCTCTGAAACGACGCTTCATATCCTGAAGTGTCAATTTGCCACTATCTTGCCCTGCGGTAGAAGATGACAAACGATTTAGGGGTGGCTGAACTTCACGTTCGGCGGCTTTAGCCTGTTCATTGGCTTTTATCGATGCGCTTATACGATTCAACATCGTTTTAGCGGCATTCGGATCACGTTCGGATAACACAGCGACAGTAGCCCATTTTGACGGATTTTTAATAATCTCGTACATGACTTCACGCGTATTATCTAAAGTGTTCGCCAAATAAACGAGGTTCGGAAAGGCTTGAGGATTAAAATCTGCCATGACATCTTCAAAATCTTCATAGACTTCCTTACCGGAAGCCATTTTAGATTTATATTCGTCGGCAATCCTTGTTGCCTCACGTTGCAATTCTTCTTGCGCTTTAGCTTCATTCGCTTGTTGAAACCTCTCTGTGAGACTGGCCATCACCTTCTCGGCAATCGCGTTCTCATCCACAGGTAGAGCCATTCCGCCCATTGATCCTGCTTGTTGTTTCAAGTTTTCGTTTTCAGCTTTGAGTGCGTCAAGTTCCTGTTGCACGTGATCTCTCCCTTTGAGCTTAGCTTTTTTGATAAGTTCTTCAACGCGAGAGACAGGTATCATCTTCTCAGCTTGGGCTTCTTCTTGAAGTCCAGCGCTTTCAGGAGATGGCATTTCCGTATCTAAAACTTCCTCAGTCATTCGTCAATCTCACTGTTTCCGTTGTGAACGTGTCCGCATGATTGTAAGTGTCATGAACTACCATTTTTCCTTATGGCCGCATTGGTTGCGTGATCGCCGGATTATCAGGTATCCGTAACCTATTAATTTGAATATTACATAAACAAAAGGTTAAATGCAATACAATAATTTATTCCTTTTTCGCTAAAACAACTTCCATCATTTGCCTACAAGCTTGCAATACATTTTCATTATCCATAGCAAACTCATACTCTAAGCCACAATAGTGTTGTTTACCATCAACGCTCATAATAATGACATAAGATTTATCACCATTAATAAATTCTCTGACTTCAGAATGGATCATAAACTGTACTGGTTTGTTCATAAATATTCCTTATTTAGTTGATAAAAATTCTTCAAATCCTTCATTTCTTTCATAATCACGATAGTTAATACTGGTTTTTTCTTCCATAATATATGTTTTAATGGCATGACAATTAGCACAATAGACTTGTAACTTTTGTTTGGCCTCTTCAAGATTATTTACATAATATCTGCAAATTCTGCTTCCTAATCTTTTTCTATCTTCTTTTCCATCACCTTTAATATGATCTAATTGAAGTGCCCTAATATCTATATCATATCCACATCTGATGCATTTTCCACCAAGATATTGAATAACAACTATTCTTTTCATAGAATCTCTATGTAAATAATATAAATTTTTTTCTGGATTAAATTTTCTATAAATCTGTAATCGATTCAATCCTTCAATTTTAGGATATTTTCTTTTTGCTTCATGTATTTTTGTTAAGTGTTCCATTCTATTTTTTGCTGAACATGAACCAGTACAATATTTCTGTGTTTTTCTAGCTTTAAATTGTTTTTTACAAAAATTACATAACTTAGAATGAATTTTTAATATCATGCTAGATTGGCATTTTCTTGAACAATACTTTTTGTTTTTATGACAATTAATTAAATCATTGTTACATGTTTTACATTTCATATAATTATCCTTTAAAAAGAATAATTATACATTATTTTCACTTACTTCTTAAGCGTTTCAGCGTATTTGCTAAAACAGCGCGCTTCTTAAGCGTTGGGTTCTTACTATGCGCCGCTTTTGCTAACTTCTTAGCCGGTATCTTCTTACCTTCTGGCACATGTAGCTCTTCACGCAAAGCGCCTTTCTTCATATGCATTGCCTGAATAAACTTTTTAGGTTTCTCTTTCTTCTTCATGATGGCTCATTCCTTCCGATAGTTTGTGGGATAATTCAGTAACCATTTTCGCCGCATCAAGTGCTGTTTCGTTATCGACTCTTTCCTGTTCCAGTGCGCGATCTAAGTCAGCATTTTGTATCTTGCTCATAATCTCTAGGAACTTGACATCGGTTTCTTTGTTTCGAGTCGCCGTTTCGGCTGATATCTTCGCCATGTTTACTTCAGCGCGTAGTTGCGAATCTTCACGTTCGACTTGTACCTGGTCGGCAGCAACTTTAATTTGATCTTGTGCAATCGATTCAGGTGTCGGTTGATTTTGTTTAGCTTGAGCTTCTTCAGCCGCTTGTTTCTTTTGTTGCTCCATCCATTCTTGACACATTGATTTCAGTTTATCAATACCACGAATATCAATGTTATCTAAGAGAACCTCTAAACCGTTTTGTTCCATAAATGCTTTGAAGCTTTCACTGACAGCCATAAGGTTTTCGATGGTCTTAAGTGCAATTTGTTTTTGAACCGCAAAGTTAACACCTGGCTCTATCTCAACTTCAAGTGCTGAGATGTCATAATCAAATTTGAGATTATCACCTTTGTTAATTTCATAGTAATCACGCTTACCGTCTGGATGAACAATCGGAATACTACGAGGTGTCACATAATACTTTGGCAATAGATCAAGATAGATTTCTGCAAGTCTAGACCATCCCATGATAAAGCCCATCGTGTATGGCATTGCGGCTGCATTGGAATGCATAGCGCCTTGCATGATAGCAATACCAGACAAATCGGAATCGTTGATATTCCCTTGTGCTGCATCATAGGAACCTAAAATCACTTGAACAGTTTGATCGGCTAGAGTGAAAGTATTTGTAATCTCTGGCGGTATCGGTGTTCGGTTAATAACTTGAGGTGGGTTCAATGGAATATCAGGGTTGCCATCTTTGAATTGATTGTAGAGCACCACACTTGCCTTTTGAGGAGTGGTATAAGCAAGCTGATAATCTTTATTATCCGGTATGCCTTCAACCGGTGCTGTCCATTTGTGCTGGACTAAGTTTTCTATTTCATTACAAAGTGATTGACCCGCAAAGTTTTTCATCTTCTGCGTATCTTTGGCTTGATACACATAAGGACGAACAATTTGTTCTGCCTGGGAATTATTAGTATCTCTCAATATGACCGAGTTACCATCAAAGAACACCAAAGGCAACATAGAAAAGTTTGTTTCTTTATGCTCGACAATCTTTGTGCCGGTCAGAATGTATTTATCAATCGTTACGATATTTGTCATACGTGATTTCAATACAATCGGTGCCTGCTCCATGATGCCTGCATCGTTCCACTTCTGAAGGAATTCTTCATAGCGCTTTTCACTGATGACATGCCCATTCGCAAGCTTCAATATCTTTGTTTTCTTCATCTTCTTTTTGAAGTGTTCGGCAAACAAAATGATATCTTCTTTCTGATTTTTGTAAGACCAGTTAAATTCTTCAAGGTCGCTGCTGCGTGAGAAGCTAACCCCTTTTAAAATATCAGAGCCATAGAGTTCGACTGCTTCATCGGCGCTCTTTGGGAATAGTTCAGTACAGAAACGTCCATCACCTTTATGACTTTTGCGTGCTAACGGATCGAACACGGTTAAAGTTGGATCAAAGACACGCTCAACAAAAATACGCTGGTCAAATGACATTTCACTCGCGTAATCGGTAAAGACTTTGCCGACTGAATAACCGCCGCTTAGGATGTCACGATATAAATGATAGCTCAAAGCATCCTTATCACCACCGACAAAACATGCCTTAAGATGCGCTTCGACTAATGCAATGATATCAGGGTCAATGAGATGGACGCCCTCTTTCGCACGCACCGTGAATGCCGGATCCATTTTGCTAAACTCACCGCATAAACGGCTAATGAAGCTTTCAAGGATATTAAACTCTAAATTGTTCTTGTCGATTTCCTGGTTGACTGATTTGTCAGCCGGTAGCATCGATGATTTGAACACGAAACGAATGAAATCATTGTACATGATGTAGTTATTCTTAAAATACATACATCCTTTTTCAATTTCATCTTTGCACTTATCGAATTCATTTAATGCTGATTGTTTAATTATTGCCATTTCTCTGCATCCTTGCGTATTGTTGTCGGCGCATTTGTTGACCTAATGCCGTTAAGACCTCATTCCCTGCGGTACTTTTTTTAATCTGAGTTTGACTTAATGATTTATCAATTAAGGCTATTTTGACACCATCGTAGAGTGTATCGCAAATATCATCGTGTCTGTGACTATCATTTGCAGTAATTTTTTCCATATGAGTTTTGCACATGTTTACATGGCGAGCACCTCTAGTGAATGTGACTTTTTTCGATGCAATAAAAGGTTGCATTTCAAGATAACGGGATGCTTTGCTGCCAGAAGCTGCGGTACGTTGAATGTCTCGCACCTCAATACCTTGAACGCTATTCAATACGCTAATAAGAGTAACGCCCGTAGATTTTTTCTCAATGCCAGCAATCAAAGGCGGCACTTTATGTCGGCTGCATTCCTGCCAGAAATCCAGAATGAAACCCTTCAGATGCAAAGGTTCAACCCAATCTTGAATACAGTCAATCCAATGAAGCGCATATTCACCTGTCTTACGCCCGAACAATTCAATTTCATAAAGACCGAAGAAACTAGCCACGCTTGGGTCATTGTGCGTCTTTCCGGTTTCAGCCGTATCAACAGTAACGAAGGTGAATAATATTTTCGGCTCTTCATCAAATTCGAGAAACCATTCAGGACGGAATAGACCACCACCGGCAGGCGAAGGATTCTGTTGATACTGTCCCGCATAAACGTAGGGTGACTTTTCTTGTAATGCTAATAGCTTTTCGACAGGATCGATTTCAGGATATAAAGCATTACCAGCTTCATCAAGCGCTTTTAATACAATAGAATACCAAGCAGAAATATCAGAACCGCCGATAAAATAATCTGACAGGTCTGCTTCATGGACACGCTGACCAATATTAATGATAGGCACGTTAATGCCCCTAACACGTTGGCGGATCGTTTCTTCATAGTTGGTAATAACCTTTTGTCGTTGTGTATCTGAATGGGCTTCATCGATCTTGTGTGCGTCATCGATGACAACAGCGCCACTAAAGTGATCGAGTCCTGGTAGTCCCGCATCTTGTCCGACGATTGCACCACCAGAACCGAAAGCTTTTATCTTGCCACCTGCCATGGTTTCAAAAGAATCTTTCGCCCTGCTTTCTCTTTTCAATTCCACATCAAAGAGATATTTATATAATCGGCTTTCCATAATCGTACGAACAAACGTGGTATGTTTCACGGCAAGATCGAACGAATAGCTTATGTATAGGAAGTTTGAATCAGGATAATCAGCCAAGCACCATGCAATCCACATGCTTAATATGGTTGATTTACCGTAACCAGGAGGCACGTTAATGTTAAGCCTATGCTCTGGTATTCGTAATCGCTTTGCGTCCGTCAGTGCTCTACAAAGCGTTATATGATGTGACTCACGGCCAATCGGCTGACTGATAATAAAATCACGGCCAGTAATATGCTTAAAAAAGTATTGGATAAAATACAATAGCGAGCCTTTTAATTCTGCTGCTAGTGATTCTTTCTCCATGAGTTCAAGGCGATCACGCATGCTACGTCCATGTATCAATATTCTTTCTCATGTTTCGCCGCGAGTTGCTCTCGTAGCTCTCTCATTTCTTCTCTGAGAGCACTGTTTTGCCCTTCAAGATCTTGAACACGCTTAGCTTCACCGTAGAGCGTGGGCAATAGTTTAGCTGCAAGCCATTTGCGAGTATCCACACGTAGACGAGAACGATTAATCCATTCGTTGTTAGCGACTTCATATTCATCACCATCTTTGTCTGTGCGATAAAGCGTATCATTGCTGATATCGTCTGCGATATCTAGTGTATCTTCTGCTAAAAGATCGGCTTGAATCATCTTAGCTTGTGCGTAGGAGGCGGAAAACTCTTTGTGAAGTAAGCGCCAAGAATTAATAGTCGAATGATCTGGCAAATCTTCATACGTAGAGCATAAACGTTTAAGTCCCCACGGATGCGTAGAGACTAAATGACAAATTCTCTCTGCCAATTTTTGATTAAACTTTGTTGGCCTTCCGCCAGGATGTTTTGGTTTTTCTTCAGCCATAACTATTCCTTATCTTTTGGCTTCTCAGATTTTTTTGATTCCGGTTTAGCTTTCTTTGGCGTTTCTGTGATGCTACCCACACCTTTGCAAGCAGGACACTTTTCTTTCATACTGCCCATACCTAAAATCGTTTTATTTCCATTACATTTATTGCAGACAGCCATTAAATATTCCTTAATTTTTAAAACCATTTTTCTTTAAATTGTTTTGACCAATCTGTATTTCTAGCGTTAGGGTGTGGATTTTCATCAAAATAAAAAGTAGCGCTACGCCTATCTTTTACCAAATCTATTGGAAATACATAACATGCATTATGAATTGGACAAGCACCAACAATATAATCACAATCTTTATGACTATATTTTTCAATTCTATGTGTCATTCCTCTAGGTTTAAGAAAGTCCATCATCCAACGTTGTCCATTATCAGTTTTACCATAATAGATAGTTTTAACCTGAATTCTTACTAACTTATTACCGGTATCAGCAATAAGATCATAAGAAGCTTTAGCAAAAAATGGAAACGATACAACATAACCTAATTCCACTAATCTCTGCGCAGTTAACAATTCTGCTGGCGCTCCAGAATTTATGTGTCGTCTAATCATGCGGTGTAGTATACAGTCATGCCGCAATTAAGCAACTGTCAACACCGCGACTGCCATTTCATGTTCCACGTATAACATTATGACAAAAAATATGTCACAGTGCATTTTTGCATAATGTAGCACAGAATTGAATCAGATGTTAATAGTTGATTGATGATTTGTAACACGACATGGGAACCTAGAATGATATCGATCATACTAACCTCCACTTTTATTGCACAATTGATTATAAATTGACAGATCGTTTAAAGATATTGGTTAAAACCCTTACGAGGAGTAGCGCTAACATATGGAAGGATGCTAGCGCTTGGGAGTGGTATTTTGCATGAAAGACAAAATATTATAAATCAATATTCGTGCCTTGTCTTATGGAATTAAATAGATTGATAGCCTCTTCTTGGCTTCTTATGATACAAACATATCCTTTCCAGTTATCAAAGAACTTAGACTCAAATTGGGTAAGCTTTTGCTGACTGGGCATTTTATTACCGTCTTTTATTTCAATGAGTATGTTATGTCGCTCTCCTACTGCATCTTGCATACCGATTAAAATATCAGGACAACCTTTGCCCACTTCTGATAAAATAAGCACACTTGCTCCTAATTTTCTAAATGTTTTAACTATATTTTGTTGATTTTCATCTACTCTGTGCGAATAAGCACCTCTGCTCATGTATAAAACTCCATTTAATGTTTATCCACAAATTCTGTGGACAAGTCTGTCTATAAGCAACAAAAATTCCAGTTAAAGCTTGAGCTTACTGAAGTTTATCTATTGAGTATGAATTTATCACTTAATACTTTTTAATATCTCAGGATTGTTTTCTTTCAACCATTCCTCTAATAACGGGCTTACATTTTTAGCTCTAGGACGTTTTTCTATTTGATCCAAGATCTGGGTTGAATCTGGTATAGATCGTTTAACCACGGCTTCCTGCTTAGCTTGAGCGGCGTTTTTTTTGGTAGGCCAATATGGTTCATCATCAAAAGTCATAGATTATCCCTTAATCATATGAATATTGTTCCCAATGCTCGTCTGGTTTAAACAAAAACGTATCAATAGCCTTTCTTAACTCATATGAAAACATACCTGTTAAATATGTACAATCTTTGTATGTTTTGAAGTAACAAAAAGAAGTATTTTTGCCATTGTTGTCATAAATTGGTTCAATTGTATTGATGGAGCTTAATTTAAGCCATATGAAACTCTGCGCTTCACCTCTTTTTATGGGTTGAGCCGCAACAAAAGCACCTTGAATTAAATCATGAACTTTCTGATCATAATCTTGATCTGTTTCATCGGGACATTCATAAGGGCTTTCATTAGGCATGTCGTGATTGTCCATCATATCTACTCGTTCCTCCTGTATGATTTGTATAAACTCTCTTCAATTTTTCATTAATTAAATAATCTTCAAATGTTTTCTGCCAATCTTTTGATCTGGTTTTGTATTTTATGCTCACTTCTCCAAACTTTTCTAGTAAATAATGCTCAGAATTGTTTGTTCTCTGTGCATGGTGAGTTAAAAGCTGCCTACGCTTTTCGTCTGGAAAAAATTCATTTGAATAATAAGTTAAAGAAACAGAGCCTTTCTTTTTGGTGCTTGTAGCTCTGTTTCTTTGTTTATACATGGTAGTTTCCTCTGGAGCTTTAGGAGAATTTTCATTTCCAGCTAGCCCTTGCGGGACGTGGGTTTCGGGGGATTTTTCATTTAAAAGTTGTTCTGGTTTTCCAGAACTATATAGTTCTGGTTTTCCAGAACTATCTAGACTAGATTGTTCTGGTTTTCCAGAACTACTTTTGCTTTTACAAATAGGCGGTGCATAAATATCATCAAAATATTCATGTACTTTTATTTTATCTTTATCGGTCATTTGATGATAATTTTTGATCATGCTATTAAAAGCATAAAGAGATTTACGTTTATCTTTTAAATTCTTTTTTGATTTAAGAATATTTGTAAGTAATATCTTTTTTATTGGATCGGTCAAATTTTGTTTATGCAAACCGCATTCCAAAGCAAGGGCATTATGTGATACCCATGTATTTGGCCTACTACCTATACGGAATGCTAAAGTATAAATTATAGCTCTGGCTGATAATGAAAGACCTAATTTAGTTTTTGAATTGCGCATAAATAAAGCGAAATCTAAGGAGACAGACATAAATCTTTTCCTAAAGGCCATTATTTTTTATTTGACTTATATCGATATGTAGATAGAATAATGGCCAAGGTTTGGCGACCTACAAAGGATATCCGCTAGCTTGAGCTTCAGACACTCAGGCTAGCACAGGGACACCATCTTATTTTAAAACTTCTTACTAAACAATCCATTACTACCTAATTGATATAAAATAATCCAAAATATTTTTGTTGCATTGAAAAATAATGCTTGCATGCGCGCATTGTTGGCGTATACTATGCGCTTTAACGAGCATTGATTGTGTTCACTTTAAGAGGGCGTGAGTGGGAAATGAATGAGACCAACAAAATGGGATATGCAGTTTACCATCAAGATTTTGGAACAGCTTTTTTTCAGAATGAAAAGATAGCATATGATTTATATGAGAAATTAGACGATAAAAAGGAATTATTTAAAGTGTTAGAAAACGGCAATATGATTTTAATTAAATAAAACCCACAGGGGCGAAAGATCCTAACTGAACGAGTAGCAATACCATGAAATTGTTGTGTTTACTTTAAGAGGGCGTGACGCAGGGTTAGTCTCCTGCGAAAATCTAAAAACCATAGCCGTACCGTGGCGTCATCGGTGTCTAAACAAAGCGGCTAGGACGATTACAGAGTGCCTTGGATTGACTACCATACATGGCTGTAGTCGCCCGCTTAAAGTGAATACGACAATATATTATTAGAGGTAAAGAAATGGGCGAAATAGCCGATATGATGTTAGACGGCACAATGTGTGAATGCTGCGGCGAGTTTATGGGAAGTGAAGGCGAAGGATTCCCGCGTTACTGTTCAGAAGAATGCGCCAAAAATCGAGGCGTTGATTTTCAGGAACAGGATGAAGAAGAACCCTGTATAGAAGATATTTATAATTATTTACAAATTGCTTTATCTAGTATTGGTTTAGCTCTCGATACCGCAAAAGATTTAAAACTAAAACATAGAATAAAAGAATTAAAATACATAATGATGAAAGTCCAACTTTATATGCATAACTTTGAGGGGTGAAACCATGAAAAAAATAGTTTTATTAGTAGCGTTATTAGTGACTTCAAGCACATTTGCAATGCCGACTATGCCAACGATAGGTTCAGGCACCGATTATACTTGTATGCGTGATTGTCAGGGCATGAATTATCAATATGGATACTGTCAAAAGATTTGCTCCTACTAAGGTAATAAAATGTTTTTAATTTTATTTATTTTAAGCTTAGTGTTTGGGTGGGGATTCGGTGTAAGCATGACTTTTTTAGTGCTACATCTAGTATTTAGGTAAGGAATTTCAAATGCCGCATTTTAGCAAAGAAGATGATATTAGATTATCAGAAAGAGCAACGATTTTAATGTTCTGCTTAGATGGAATTGAAGAAATCATAAGTAGCAATATGGATCAAGAACTTTATGGTTATATAAACAGAATTTATGCCTTATTAGCAAAATTTTCAGGCAGAATGGAAGTTTTACAAGGAACGAAAGAATGAGCAAACATTTTGTAGATAGAGAAATGGAAGCAAGGATTAAAAATTGTTCTAAAATTGCAAATAAAGTTGCACGTTACATTCAAAAAGAAGTCAAAGTTTTATCAGCCCAAGGCGAAAGCGATCCCTTTCTAGTTCAGGATATGAGCATAGCTTACACTTTTGCTATCATAAAAGTTATGTTCTATCGTGCCATGAAAGAGAATGAGCATGCTTGTGAATGGAATGATTTAAAAGACGGCGCGCACAAAGCTATCGATATAGCTTTTCAACATGCAGAAGATCAATTTATAAAAAATGTTAAGATTGAGGTATCCGCATGATAATTGAAATCCCAGGCTTATATTCAAATCTTGTTGTAAGTAATGAGGATTACCATAAGTCCAAAGGCTTAAGTAATTCTAAAATGAGCCTGCTTCTACCTCCTAGCTGTCCTAAAAACTTTTTATATCAGGAAAAACATGGAGTACATAAAGATACTGATGCTTTTAATTTGGGTTCTGCTGTTCATACGCTTTGTTTTGAACCTGAAGAATTTAGTAAGCGCTATTATCCAGTGCAAGAAGTACCGAAGAGAAATACAAATCTCGGCAAAGCGGCTTATGAGTCCATGATTAAGCAATGCGGCGGTCGCATGATTCTTGACAAAGAAGAATGTGATATTGTTCAAGCCATGGCGCGAAGCGTGAAATCTCACACAGTTTGGCGAAATCTTCATAAGACCATTACAGAGCCACCTTGCATCGAATATTCCGTTGCTTGGGAAGATGAAGAACATGGCGTGCTTTTACGTAGTCGTCCTGATTTTTTTTCAGGTGATATTATCATCGATCTTAAGACTACCAAAGATAGCTCACCCGCTTCTTTCTCTAGAGCTATTGCTGAATATTCTTACCATAGACAAGCTGCACTAGCTTGTGATGGTCTAACTAAAATGACAGGTAAACTATTTAATAATGTCATATTGTTTGTAGTCGATAAAACCCCACCCTACTTCACTCGCTGTTATGTACTGCCTCAATCAGCGATCAATCAAGGGCGTTATGAATACAAAGAAGCTGCTCGCATTTATGCTGAATGCATACGCACACAAGAATGGCCTGGTTACCCTGAAATTATTGAAGATTTAGATATTCCCGCTTGGGCTTATAGGACGTTTAACAATGAATAACGAAGTAAAAAAAGATTTATTAATCGGTATATTATTCGGTTTTATTTCAACACTAGAATATGAAAAAACTGAACGCTCATTAAAGATATATGAAAAGATAATGAATATGATTGAACAAATTTATTATCCTAAAAAAGATTTGAGCCAGCCAACAGTAAGGGGTGAATAATGACGAACGAACTAGCAATTAACGAAAACAAAGTTTTAAGCATGTGGAAAGATCAAGCACAGCTTGAGACTATCAAAGGAATGTTTGCTAAAAAGGCTACAAATGAAGAATTTGAAATTTTCGTGCAACTAGGCATTAATACCGGATTAAATCCCTTTTTGAAGGAGATATGGCTTGTTAAGTATGGCGATAATCCTGCACAGATATTTGTGGCTAGAGATGGTTACAGAAAAATTATTTCAAAGAATCCTCAGTATGAAGGGCACATTGTCGATGCTGTCTTTTCAAATGATGAATTTAATGTCGATTTAATTCAAGGCTATGTTAAACACATTCCTAACTTTAAAAATCGAGGCAGCCTCATAGGTGCTTATTGCATAGTTTACATGAAAGGCTCACGCATACCTCATTACGTATTTGTCGAATTAAGCGAATATGATACGGGTCAATCCGTATGGAAAGGCAAAAAGGCTACAATGATTAAAAAGGTCGCAGAAGCGCAAGCGATCCGTATGGCGGATCAAACATGCTCAAGCACCTATTCACCTGAAGAAATGCCAGACGAAATGACAGGCGACCATTCCCCCAAGTCAAAAAAACTCAATGAACATTTAAGCATCATTGAGGGCGAAAAAGTTGATATGGAAACTGGTGAAGTCATAATCGAACCCGAAAAGCCTCTCATTGAAAATACTCCTATGTTTACGTTTGATGAAATCAAAACAAAAATGGAAAAAGCACCTAATTTAGATACATTGCATGAAGCCGCTTCTGTCATATCAAGTATGAGCATTAGCAAAGAACAACATAGCGAGTTATCAAAAATATACAGAGAACGTGTAAAAGAAATTAAAAAGGCCGAAAACGCAGAGTAAATGGATAAACCCCGATTGGTATAGGATCGGGGTTTGCATCTCTTTGACTTACTTCTAACCGAAAGGGAGAACACCTTAATTTAATCATACTTTATTGATTGATTCCATCAATAAATTACGTTATCTTATGCGCGTTGAGGAGAATAAAATGGCGTTACTTAGTCCCAAAGAAGTCGCAAAAAAATATGGTTTTTCAGCTTCACAAATAAGAAGATTAATAAAAGACGGGTTCATTAAAGCTGAGAAGATAGGTAGAGTATATATCATTAATGAAAAGAGCATCAAATCATTGAAACGTAGACGAGTTTTATTACAGAAGGATAAATAAAATGTCATCACATGAAGGAATGAATGAAGGATCTAAATTAATAGCACAGGCGAAAGAATTGATCATGAAGTTTTTAGATGATTATTCATCAATGCATGATGATGATAATCATAAACGTTTAGATGAAGCTTTGGTGTTATTGAACAATGCTATAGATAAACTTACATCTTATTAAGGATAATAATGAATAAACACAGAATAGATGACTTTCTTGATTATGCTTCAGTGGTTATATATAAAGAATTTACTGAACAATTAGAAAAAAATGGCATTCTTCTAGCCGAGTATAAACCGACTTTTCCACCTATCGTAGAAATGAATAAAAATAGAAGCTTTATACAAGGCATTGATTATCCATACATGAAAGATTTTTTTTGTGGACGAATGGTGTTCGAACATATAACTGATTTCGGTTTGGATTTTTTAACAGAGGAATTTAAAGAAGAAATAAAAAATCATGCTAATGAATTTTCATGCATACTAAAACATCGACCTAACATTGACTTAATATTTTCAATAATGCCAGAAGTCCAGCCTTTTCCGACAATTTTACATAATGATACTGAAATGAATTTTAAAGGAAGGGCATATATAGGGTCTAATTGGGCGTCAAATGATTACACGATGTGTTTTGATTACAATTGTCTATTTGTCGAAAGAATTAGAGAAACGTTTAAAGATGTTTTTGTGCCAACTTCTTTAATGAATGAAGAAGAGCTTAAATTATATGATAAACAACCTTCAAGGAATGAATATGTTGCATAGAGCTATAAGCGTTATAACCGCTATTATGATGGTAATTTTGTTATGTGCTGTAATGTCAATTTATGAAGAAATAGACAAATTAAAATTAAGCTATGAAGATAAAGCAGTTTGTTGTGAAAATTAAAGGAATAGTATGAATAAAGACGGCGAAAGATTATTAGATGAATTACATTGTCGATTATCAGAGCTTAAAGTTCGTGTTGCGAAGTTAGAGCAATATGCACGACTTCAGGATGATATTAATCGATGTAGTGTGCATTATATTAATGATAGGAAACCTGATTTAGCGGTGCTCAAAAATAGTATGTTAGGCATGTCATTTGAAGAAGCTATGGCGTGGTTTAAGCGGCATAAAAGTATCAGAAGAAAAGCATGGGAAAGAGGCGTGTTCATGACATTAAGACTTTGCGGAGATATTTATCAATTTAATCGGGATGATATTACATCTATGGATTGGGAAATTCTTCCATGACAATGTATATAACTAAAGATGTTTCAGATAGACATAAAAAATTAGTAAGGCATTTCGTGAATCGTCTTAGAGATACATCGAAAAAATTCATGTTAGAAAAATTCGATGATAATGTAACTACCGAATCATTTAATGTAATGCTCAATGCAAATCTTCAATACTTAGCAGATGTAATTTATCTTTTAGCATCAAATGTTGAAAGTCAGGAGATGTCGCACAAAGTATTAGAAAAAGTACAGATTTTATTTGATACATATATGTTAGATATAAAACAAAGGCTTTTTAATTAAAATAAAAATAATTTTATGATGAAAAAGAACTGCAAAATACATGGCGAGTTAGAAGAGAAATTTATTGCCAAAAACACAAAAGGCATTTTACTTTGCAAGATATGCCGCAATGAATATGCTGATAAGTGGCGTAATGAGCATAAAGAACAAACTAGATTAAAAAGTTTAGAATTAAAGAAACTGGCCAAGGAAAATAAAATCTCTTTAGCCTGCGAAAAACATGGTGAAGTAACCGGTAATGATTTATATATCAATATTAGATGCTGCAAATCTTGTGCAATATGCACTAGAGAAAGGCTTAATAAAAGACATAAAGAAAAGAAGGCAAAAGAACCTTTGACCGAATATCAAATACTCAGAATAGAAAAACAAAAAGGTCATTGTAAAATTCACGGTGAAAATGCTCGTACAAAAACAGGTCAGCAAGCTTGTAAATATTGTAGGCAAGAATCATCGGAAAGATGGCGTCAAAAACATCCTGAAAAAGTCGCAATTATAAATGAAAAACGTAGGTTAATAGCAAACGGATATCGTTATAAAGAACATCAAAGAAAAACACGTGAATTCAGGAAAGAAAAAGATCCAGAAGCCTATAATAAAATGATGGCTGATAAGGCCAGAAAATATCGTGAAACTTTACCTGATGCCTATATTAAACAACAAATTAAAAATCAAAGAATGTTTCGTCAGGAAGGAATTAAGATACCGGTTGAATCTATCCCAAAAGAATTAATAGACATAAAAAGACTTCACATCAAACTGAAAAAAACCCTAAAGGAAAGAAAGAATGACAATTAAAAATAGTGACGATTTACGAGAGTTGTTGAGCAATGTAATAGAAAAAGCTATTGAGGGAACTATTGCACCTAACCAGGCAAATGCTGTATCGAATCTTGTAGGTAAGTTTGTTCAAACCGTACAATTAGACATGAAATATCATCAAATGAAAGACTCAATGCCGACATTAAAGTTTTTACAGAATAGTACAGCCGTTAAAGAAATCTCACATGACAAAGAAACTGGGGAAATAAATGAAAGTAGTTCCAGATGAAGATTTATCAGTTGTTCATGCTCACACACAGAAAATAGCTAAAAGTATTGCAAAAAGGGAAGCCAAAAAAATAATAGATATCATGATAAAACATTTTAAAAATGATAAAAAGTTTGGTGAACTTGGCTATATGGGTATTATGACCTTTATTAATACAGTAGGGACGCATCTATTCTGTCAAATGTTTGAATATAGCTGTTATATAGGCACTCAATTCAAAGATGCTGATCATAGCAGGAGGGATCTTTTTGAGGAAGTTCACGCCGGATTACGTATATTATTAGATCTCCCTGAAATAAGCAAAACTGAGTATACGGGCGGTATCAAGAAAATCATGATTCCAGGTTCAGTACAAAAAAATCTGGTTGAGTAAAATTTGTTACTCAGCATAATGGATATTATGAAGAGTTATAATTGCATATTTTATCGAAAGTGCAATTATGAATATATCGTAATATTACGTATTACGTAATTTAATATGAAATAAATAAGGCAGTAAAAATGAGTGAATTATCAGAATCTTTTATGTTTGGCCAAGGTAAGACCGATGAAGATAAATTAATGGAGAATTTAGTTAGATCATATGTTGATATGGATTTGGTTTTTATCAGTGCAATAGAGGATAAATATGATCAAGCAGATATCAACGGCATGATATGCAATGCAACCATGGCGCACGTTGGATTTAGATTAAAATTGTTGTATGAAAATTTAGATGATAAAAAAGATATATACGAAGTTGCTAATATGATGAAAAATCATATAGAAGAATATATTAAAAGCTTCAAGGAATATTAAAAA